CATATGTTAATGAGATCGCTTACGGGTGGAGATCCATTGAAAGCAAAAGATGGATGAATATAGAGAGTGGTAACCAAATGAACATTGACTTCTTAAGAACATTTGCCGGTTTAGTAGCAGACCCAGGACCTTGGCAGCAAGTATTTAACAAAAACTTTCCAGAAAAAGATAAATTATATTTTGAAAAAATTTTAGAAAAAAAGATAGATTTAGATATATCTTCAAGAGTAACTATAGATACAATACATTCTATTAAAGGTGGTGAGGCAGATCATGTTTGCGTATATGAAAAATCTAATTGGCCTGCACATTTTGGACACAAAGTTGGTCTTGCAAGAAGTTCTGAAGCAAGGGTGTGGTATGTGGGCGTAACAAGGGCTAGAGAAACTTTACATATTTTAAGATCTTATCATGAGTATTTCTTTCCATTGGCAAGACTGTATAATCAGTTTATAAAGGATAATTATGGTAGTGGCTAAAGGCGATTGGGATTATTCGGGAGAACCTAAACTTAGGATTCTATCATTGGGAGCTGGAGTGCAATCTTCCACAATGGCACTCATGGCTAATGAGGGAACCTTTGGCCGCAAACCAGATTATGCTATTTTTGCAGATACAGGTTGGGAGCCAAAAAAAGTTTATGATCATTTAAAATGGTTAGAAACACAACTAGACTATCCTGTTGTAATTACAAAAAATCATTTGAAGTCAGGCAGTATCAAACAAGATTTAGAAGATGCAACGAAAGGTAATGGATACATCATGTTACCTTTCTTTGCTAAAAATACAGATACTGGGAAGATTGGTATTGGTCCTAGACAATGCACCAGAAATTATAAAATAACTCCAATTAACAGGAGAATCAGAAAACTTATTGGTTTGAAAGACAGGCAAAGATTTCCAAGATCCATATGGGTTGAGGTGATGGTTGGTATATCAACTGATGAAGCCATGAGAATGAAACCTTCAAGAGAGAAATGGATTAAAAATATATGGCCCTTGATTGATCACAAAATGTCTAGACAAGATTGTTTAGATTGGTACGAAGGTAAAAACTATAGACGTCCTGCAAAAAGTTCTTGTATAGGTTGTCCTTATCATGATAATACTCTTTGGAATGAAATCAAAGTTGAAACGCCTGAAGAGTTTGAAGAGGCTTGTAAACTAGACGATATGATTAGGCATACTGGTAAGGATCCAAAAATTGAAAGATACTTACACCGAAAAGGAATTCCACTTAGATCTGTAGATTTTGAAGCATTACTTAAAAAGAAAAAGAAACCTGAAGATCAATTAGATTTATTTAACAATGAATGTGAAGGTATGTGTGGGGTCTAAAAAGAAAGCCTTAGAATATCAGGAAGGTGGTAAACACTACGTACAGCATGCGATTCAACCTGTTGTTTATTGTATGAAAAATAAACTTAATACAGTTGATTCTAATATTATCAAATATGCAACGAGAAGAAAGCCAGGTGAAACTGCTAGACAAAGATACAATAAGATAATTCATTACGCAAAACTAGGAATAGAATTAGATGACCAATCAAATTAATTTTACATTTCAGGACTCAGATTGGACACCACCTACTAGGTTTCCTGATTTAAGAAACGAACCTGAAGTAGCCATCGATTTAGAAACTAAAGATCCTGACATCAAAGTTAAAGGACCAGGATGGCCAACCATGAATGGTAATGTCATTGGTGTTTCTGTAGCAACAAATAATTTTAAAGGCTATTACCCAGTAGCACATGAAGCTGGTGGCAATATGGATATTAGAATGGTTCTAAACTGGGTTCAAGATATATGTAGATCAAAAGCTACAAAACTATTTCATAACGCTGCTTACGATATTGGATGGTTAAGGGCTCATGGTGTTGTTGTTTATGGAAAGATTGCAGATACTATGATTGCCGCTGCCCTCATTGATGAGAATAGAAGAGCATATAGTCTTAATGCATTGTCTGTTGATTATCTATCTGAATTAAAATCAGAGGCTGGCCTGAAAGAGGCAGCTGAAGATTGGGGCATAGATGCCAAAGGGGAAATGTATAAATTACCTGCAAAGTTTGTTGGTCCTTACGCAGAACAAGATGCAGTTTTAACTTATAAGTTATGGCAGAGATTTAAAACAGAAATTACTAAACAAGATTTGACTGATGTGTGGGAAATGGAAATGGAGTTGTTACCATTGTTAGTGCAGATGAGGGCACATGGTGTTCGTGTAGATCTTGAAGGTGCTGAGAAATTAAAAAAAGAATTTTTAGATAGAGAGAAAGCTGCGCTGTTGAAAATTAAGAAAGCTGCGGGTATGGATATAGATATATGGGCAGCTAGATCTATTGCTAAAGCATTTGATAAGCTGAAGATATCTTATCCTCTCACTGAGAAGGCTAAAGAACCATCTTTTACTCAGAATTGGTTGACTAATTGTGAGGAACCCATAGCTGGTTTGATTCGTGAAGCGAGAGAAGTTAATAAATTTCACTCTACTTTCATCGATTCAATATTTAAATTTGAACATAATGGGAGGATACATGCGGAAATAAATCAGTTAAAGGGTGATGCAGGGGGAACCGTATCCGGAAGGCTCTCTTATGCTCACCCGAATTTACAGCAAATACCTGCTAGGAACAAAGACCTAGGACCCAGGATCCGATCACTATTTCTACCTGATAAAAACTGCAGATGGGGATCATTTGACTATTCTCAACAAGAACCAAGACTTGTAGTTCACTATGCTGCAAGTATAGGGTTTAATGGCACAGAGGACCTCATACAAGCCTATCAAGAGGAAAATACGGACTTCCACCAGACTGTAGCTGATATGGCTCAAATACCAAGATCTCAGGCCAAAACGATTAATTTAGGAATATTCTATGGTATGGGTAAAAATAAACTTTCACGTGAATTAGGAATTGATAAGCAACAAGCTGATCAAATATTAAGAGAATACAACCAGAAAGTACCTTTCGTAAAACAATTAGCCAACAGAGCTGCCGAGTCTGCTGATAAGAATGGTGCGATTTGGACACTTAAAGGTCGTAAATGTAGATTTGACATGTGGGAACCAAGTTCTTTTGGTTTACATAAATCTACAACTTTTGAAGATGCAGTAAATAAATATGGAAAGAATAATATAAAACGTGCAATGACATACAAAGCTTTAAATAGATTGATTCAAGGATCTGCTGCTGATCAAGTAAAACAAGCGATGATTGATTGCGCAAAAAAGAATTTTATACCATTAATACAGATACATGATGAGTTATGTTTTAGTATTCCTTATGAAAGATTAGAACCTGCGTGTAAGGAAATAAAAGAAATTATGGAAGTTTGTATACCCGAGTTGAAAGTACCTTCAAAAGTAGATATATCTACTGGTATGAACTGGGGCCAAACAAATGACAGTTAAAATTGATGAAACACTAAACATTGGGCAGTGTCCTAAGTGTAATGAACATACACATTTCAATCCAACTAAAAACAAAAAACTTTTTACTTGTACTTTGTGTTCTGAAACAGTTGAGCAGAAAATAAACGGACGAGTAGTCTATACCGAAGTTGATGTTCCGGGTGTCATAGTAGATTCAGATTATTAATCTTCTACTTTTAATTCTTTTTTTGCATCAGTTACACATTGATCATTTATGGCGACTTTTAATTTTTTAATATCAATGTCCATCCACTTCATGTCAGGTGTTACCCTGTTTTGATTCAGTGCTTGTTGCGCCCACTGATGCTCCAATTTGAGTTTCTTTTGAACTAATTTTTGTAAGCTCATTAGTAACCTCCTCAATAGTGCAGAAAAAACGATCCGGTGTATATATCGGATCTCGATCTCTAGGTTGTATTTCACCTTTGAAACCTTTGACGAAAAAATTCTTTAATGAATCTTCATCGTTTTGTCCGCTTATTACCTCATCGTAATACATACCTTTATGTCTGATTTGCACACGATAAGCTTTCGTGGGTGAATTATATGCACTTTTATTGAATCCTGTCAAGTCTCAACCTTAGGTTTTTGTGGCGGAATTATGATCTCATTGCACTCAAATTTTATGTATATTTTGTGTTCATTGACATCATTTGGCCCTATTTCAATCATTTTTTGTTGTGAGGTGGCGTAGCCATCGACCATACACTCATAAATTGTAGGGTATGTTTGAGGCATTG